TTTCTTACCAACTCATACTTATTTACTTTACGTATTGGCCCTGTACCTTTCATATTATCTCCTATCCTTTTATGGATGAGTCCATGTTTAAAGATTCCATTATCAATTCAAATGTTCCAGGCTCTTTATCTTTACATCTTTCTTTGAGTCTTTCTTCAAACACTTTTGATACATTTAATAATTCATCATGTGGTATTAAATCAATAACATGTTTAACACAATGATCATGATTGTATCTATGCAATTTCTTTTGAGCTATTGCATAGTCAGTTATAAAATCCATAAAGATATTATTTTGTTTTATAATATCTTCTTTTTCTGCATGTCGTTTAAACATATATTGATAGTTAGCTTCAGCTTTCTTCCATATGTGTTTGTATTTCTTAACATCTTTTTCAAGTATATCAATCTCATCAAGCAGTTGATTTATTTTATCTGTACTTATATTCATAGTAATATCCTCGCTACAAATTCTAACATTAATATTAAAGTGCATACCGCAACAACAGGTAGCACTACCCACACTAGAAACATCTCTAGCTTTTTACAAAAATCATTTAGCATTTTGTTCCCACTCATATTCAGTTGCTATCATAGCAATAGTTTCTAAATGACTTTGTTTGACTGCATCATCTACATCAAACAATTCACTTGTATCTAAACTAACACCAATCTCAACCAATGTGTTTAGTGTATGTAATGTACTTTCATATCTACCTTCCCAATAGTCAGGTCTATCTTCAAACTTTTTTATATGTACTTCCGTCATCTTCATACCTCTCTATGTTGCGTTTAATTTTATCTATCAATCCACCTAATTTTTTAGATGCGTGATAGCACTCAGTCATAAGAGCAATGTACTCTTGTTCATATTCCGTTACATTATTTTCATTAAGATTATCCATAAACTTTGCAGCAGTTTCAGTATTGCTACTGATAAGCTGTACCAACCATACTTGTTCTTCCATTGTTAAACATAATTCAGACATTGCGTTCTCCTACTCGTAATGAAGTCATATACTTCTCAGCCATTCTCATAGCTGTTTGGTATACCACTTGTTTATATATACCAGGACTAATATAGTCTGGTCTCTCTATCTTTGATAACTTAGCAAGATACTTTTCATAAGCATCTTGCTTTCGTTGTTTATATCTACGTTGCCATGCTTCCATTAAATTTCTTCTTCCCAATAATTATTTAATACGAATTTACTACCATGATTTCTGATGTACTCTTTCAATACCTCTGACTCTACTTCAGTCATTAAAATATTAATTGTTAGTACATGTTCTTTAGTTTGATGAATGACCTCCATATCATCTGTATGATTAGCAGATAATAATTTTGGCGCTGAATCTATAAACTCATGTATACACCAGGCTGTATCTTCTGCTTCTCTTTGTTCTTGATTAAGCTCAGCTTCCTGCTGATCTATGTTATCCATATATCTATCTAGGTCTTGCATTGCTGAATCATTACTCATCTTTATCCTCCAGTTCGTAATACCATTCTGTTGTATCGTGATCAATTAATGGTGTACCATGTCCCACATCTACAGCAAAGTTTTTGTACTCAACTAAACCATATGGAAATGTTTTGTTACCACCTGTGGTTTCACGCCATAAAGCATGATGCAATAAGACATGATGCTCAAGAGTTTCAGTAGCTTCTATTTCCCATTCAGTTACTTCTGTTCTGGTTCTTCTNACTCTATANCTATACCACTTTGGATCTACAGACTCACCATTAATACTAACTAGCTTGTCTGGTTTATTGCTAATCGCTTTCTTCTTCATTGATTTCATCCTCTAGTTTAAGTAAATANTCTTTAGCTTCATTGAGTTCTGTAAGCACATTNTNAAAGTAATANNTTGCATCNTCCATCTTCTCAATACATGCACCAAACTCACCCTCAGCTCTATCAATAGCTGATTGTATTTCTTCTACTTGTTCATACAATTTATCTTGATTATACTCTGGCATATTACCTCCCCTTTTGTTGTGTCATTACTTCTTCAAATGTGCCTGGCCCTGTATAATGCATATCTCTTTCAATACCATTGTCTTGTAGTTCTGATATATGAAACTCACCATACTCAGGACAAAAGATATCTGCGATACCAAACATAAATCCGTTATCATCTATGCTGTATACCCACCAATCACCAGCTCCATATGGATTGAAATACTTAACAACGACAGGCTCATTGGCAATACTTTCTGTACCAAAATCTGTTGTCTTGTGGTTGTGATATAACTGACTTTCTATTTCTTTTGTAATAAAACTATACGACATGACTACACCTCACTTGTTTATGATTTAACTGCAACGCAAAACAATACTATTAAAGCTATGAATAATAATAATTGTTCCATGTATACCTCCTATAAAAAAAAAGAATAGATTGTGATTCACTAGCATCACCTTGTTATCAACCCTGCTAGTCGGGAACAGTTGCGAACTGTTGTGGGTGTGTCATCACAATCCACCCTATACTTGAGCTGTTTAAAGACTTCGCTCCAGTCTGCGATACCTCACTCTTTTAACAGTTCACCGAACTATAGTTCTCACTTACGCAAAAGAATCTGAGGGCGATACTAGCGGACAACTCTAAGAGCCGACTCCTACCCATAATACAATGTACATGGACTAGTACCTATACCTCACTCTGGCAGACATAACCGAATAGTAGTACATTCGGACATCGTACACCCCAGATTTATGAGGGCGATACAGACTATCGCTAGTGATTGTGATATCAACAATGCTATGACTTAGTCTGTATCTATACCTAGTGGGATTCAAACCCACGCTTAGTAATACTGTTCTATATATTATATATTATCTGTTCTATTATTACTAGTTTTTTCTTGGATCTCTATTGTTTAAATGTATATGTGTTACTGTAGCTTCTGGATATTCTTTAGCACATTGACGAACAACATCAGCTTCATCTATAGCCCATATATATTTTTGTCTAATATTATCTAAGGTAATTGTATAAAATCTTTTAAACATAATAATTTCTCCTATAATTATTGGAAATAATCTGAATACTTTTGTATACCATGTATCAAAAGTCTGGTATACCACGCACAATATGGCCTGGCCTCACCGCCTTTGCCTTTGCTTTAGATTTTTTGGTACTTTGCAATCTGGCAAAGTACACAAGCAAGGCTTGTCGTTGTTTATGATTATTTGATATATGATATTATATTAAGATGTGCTACTTTTGTTTTACTTGAGAGTAGCAAACTCAAGTTAGCAAGTTAGATATCAGCTCTAGATAAGAACATTTTTCTAGCTTCTTGTTCTCTCTTAAGTTCAATCTTACTCATCTTTTTAGAAGCAGTTTTTGATTGCTTTCCAGATGTTGCTGAAGCGATTGATGCAGTTATTTCTGCTTTGAACTCATTTAATTCATCTAAGTTCTTAAAGAATCTTAACTCTAAATTAGGATTAAGTTTATTAGCTTTCTCATAAGCATCAATAGAATCTTTAAGTATCATTAGATTTCTTCTGTAATGAAGTTGAGAGTTTTGAATCTTAGCTACATAGTTACCTGAGTAGTTCTTAGAGTAAGCTGCTTCAAGTTTCTTAGCTACATTATCAAACAATTCTTCATTCTTAAACTTCTGGTCATAAATCTTAGTAAGTTCAGTTTGAGCAGGATAGTTTACATTAAAATCACTATCAGGATTTGGATTGATAAGCGAGTGTCTCATAACTATCATTTCAGCATAAGCATCTACATCAATACGAGTAGTTTCTACTTCTTGCTCTGTGATAGCTACATGACCTTCAGGTGTAGAGTTAGCACCTTCACTACTTTCAACAGATGATACATTAGTTACAGTATTAACATCACCGAAGTTAGTAGGTTCAGCTCTATTATTTTCTTCTAATATATCGTGATTTAAGATTACATCTTCTATTATTTTTTTCATTATAAATTACCTTTAAGTTATTAATATTAAAATAGTTTATTTTTATACAATATATATCTATATAAAAACAGTTACATTTAGCCTACTATGTCATAGTTTCTAGTCAAGTTAGTGTCGTGGCTATATTTTGCGAGAACGTAAAAAAGCACGGCTTTTTTCGTTCGTGGCAAAATTCGCACTTTTTTTTGCGGTTTTCGGTTTATGCAAAAAAAAGAGTTTCACGCACTTACTTGACAAGAAACTTGACATAGTAGGAACATAATTGTTTTTCATATATATATATAGGCTCAGACTTTGCGAGAACGATAAAAAAGCACAGCTTTTTTTCGTTTGTGGCGAAAGTCTGAGGGGTTTTCTGGATGTTTTTTGGTTTGCCTACTTTTTAAAAGTAGGTGTGCTGTCTTCACAAGAAGACTGTGCTGTCTTCACAAGAAGACTGTACTGCAGTTACAAGACTGCGGTTTTGACTTTTGCATTTTCGCTCTTTTAATATCAATGGGTTACATTGGGTGGCTTGACAAGTAGAACAACGGTGGTACTATCGTATTTCCAGGTGAGCGAAAATGTATTTGTTCGGTATCTCGGCTAGATTAATTATTATAGAGAGGACAATATTATGGCTAAGCTAAAGAATGTGAATGCAATATTACCGAACAAACAGCCTTCGCTGACTTCTAAACAAAAGAAATTAGTAGATATATTAGTAAGTACAGGGTGTTCTGTGAGCGATGCCTCAAAACAGGCTGGATTCAAGGAAAGTAGTGCTGCTGTGCAAGGGTATCAAACTCTTAAGAAGGCTCATGTGGCATCGTATATGTATGAACAAATAAAGGAGTCATTTGGAATCTCAAGTCTAAAGGCTCAACATAAGTTATTAGAACTCTCACAGAACGCCAAGAGTGAGTATGTGCAGATGGAGTCAGCGAAAGATATTCTTGACAGAGCAGGTTTTAAAGCACCTGATAAACATCAGCATCAGATAGTTGGAGACTTCAAGGTAAACATTGATTTGGGTTAACCTGCTCTGACTCTATTTGTATTAGATACTAATATTAGTTTGGCTATATACAGAAGTGGGGGTTAAAAAAATGACCTTGACCTATATAATGACGTAGTATCCACGCATTATTTTTTCTGAGAACTCGCTCTTGAAAAATATTTTTTTTTAGCTATAGTCTTTCATATGGCATTTCAAATTCCATTAATATTGACAGTACAAGCAGCAGCAAGAATCTTAGGCCCAGCCTTGATGAAGAAGTACAATGCGCTGTACAAGAATCTCAAGAAAGCCAACAGGACTAACAAGACTTGGCCTCGTTTCCTTACTGATAAAGTAAAACAAAATCATAGAAAGAAATTAAATGAAGTGATGGAGAAAAGCTCTAACACCAACCAGCGTTATAGAAGGGAACTAGAACAAAAAGATTATAAGATACATGAAGCACATAAATATGAACCACAAGGTCCACCGAGTATGGCTAAAGCAGCCAAGCAGGTTGAAGCTAGTAACAAAAAGAAACAGCTTGAAAAAAATTTATCTAAAAAGAGTACGGCAGAATTAAGAGCCATGAACGAAAGATTGATCAGAAGGGCAATCAGAGAGCGTAAGAAAAACAAATGAGTACTGCAAAGAAAACCAATCCAAAGTTATGGGCCGCAGCAAAAGCAGCAGCAAAAGCCAGGATGGGTGGTAAGCACTCAGCTAGAGCCATGCAGTTAGCAGTCAAGATATACAAGCAACGTGGTGGTGGTTATTCAGGTGCAAAAACATCCAGCAACAAATTATCTAAATGGTCTAAGCAAGATTGGGGTACGAAGTCAGGTAAGAAGAGTTCAGAGACAGGAGAGCGTTACTTGCCTAAGAAGGCTATTGCCAGTCTATCAGCACAAGAGTATGCTAAGACTACGGCAAAGAAAAGGCAAGATACGGCCAAAGGTAAACAGTTTAGTAAACAACCAACAAGTATCGCTAAGAAAACAGCAAAATACAGGAGGACATAATGGCACAAAATCCAGGTAGAAAAAGACAATCTATGATTGGCACTACACTCAAGCAAGAAAAAGAAGCAGCTAAAAGAGATCCAGAAGGTGCAGCAAGTGTAAAAAAGAAAGCAGCAACAATAGGTAATATCATCATGGGCTTATCATTAGGTGCGCCAATTCCTGCGGCATTACGCACCATAAGTTCTGGGGTTATGAAGCTATTAACTAAAAGA